AAGACTTTGAAAGAAGACTACTAAGGAGGTAGACTATGGGAACAACTACATTTTCTGGTCCTATTAAGGCTGGAACAATTAAAGATACAACTGGAACTACTTTAGGTTCAGATGTAAAAAACACTGGTCAAGTTGTAATGTGTCAATCACAAGCAGTAACTCAAGCTGATGGTACAACTAATATTGTAATTCCTGCAAACTCACAAATCGTAGCTATTGAATTATCAGTAGATGTAATTTGGGATGGAGTAGCAAGTACAGCTGGCATTGGTTGGACTGGTGATGCAACTGCATTAACAGCAGCAACTGCTGTAGCAGGTGGAACATTAGGAATAATTTCTGCAACTGCTGGAGCTGATGCAACTAGAGTTAATAACTGGGCTGATGTTGGAACTACTGACAGAAGAATTCTTGTAACAAGCACAAACACAGGTGCTGGTGAAGGTTTTATAACTGTTAGATATGTTCAAAACAACAATTTAAGTTAATATTGAATTAAGGGGGTCTTCTTAGAAGACCCTCTTTATAGGAGATATAATGTTTGAAAAATTAGAGTCAGTAGGAGAAGCTTTTAGAAATTATTTCAAAAAAGATAAAGAAGAAGATAAAAGAAATACCGTTGAAAAAGTTTATGAGTTTGAAGAAGCTAAAGAAAAATATAAACCAACAGAACAACAACAAAAAGTTGGACAAACAGAAGATTACGGTACTGAAAGTATTAAAGAAATTTTAAAAACTGAATCTGCAAAAAAAGAAGAAGAAGGTAAATCTAAAGATTTAGATGAAAAATTATCTGATATAGAAAAGGTTTTAGAAAAATTTAGTGAACAAACTCCACTAGGTTCTGGAAGTCAAATGCCATTTGAGGCAACTACTACTATTGATTTAAATAGACCTATAGATTTTAGAAAAGAAACAGCAAAAGAATATGTTAGTCCGGTTATATCACAACCTACTAGCCAAGATGATAGAATTAAGTTACTATATGCAAATTTAAGAAAACAAGGATTAATTTAAGGAGGAAAATATGGCAGGATCGGATATTAAAGTAGTAAGTGCAAATCAAGCTTCTTTATCTAATACAGCTTCTAATGTAGCTATAACAGTTACATTGGTAAATGGACCTACAAGACTTAAAGGTTTTATTGCGGAACCTACTTCTACTGCAGGTGTATTAACTTTTAAAGATGGTGGAACTGATATATTTGAAATTAACACAGGAAACGTTGATGCAGGAGCATCTACTTTTCAATTAAATCTTCCAGAAGAAGGTGTTAAATTCAATACAAATTGTCAAGTTTCTGCAACTATTGCAGGTGCTAATGTATCTACTATTCAAGGTGTTACATTATTTCACGCATAAGGAATATTTATGGCAACATCAGGAACAGCAACATTTAATTTAACAGTTAATGATGTTATACAAGAAGCATATGATAGAATAGGAGGTGATCCTATTTTAGGTTATGATGTAAGATCAGCTAGACGTAGTTTAAATATTATGTTTAGTGATTGGGCTAATCGTGGTTATAATCAATGGACAGTTGAATTAAAAGATTTATCATTAACTCAAGGTACTAATACTTATACACTTGATTATGATACAATAGATATTATTAATGCAAATATTTTAGATGGAAGCACTGAATATTCAATGACACGTTTAGGTGTTAATGACTATGCTGCTATATCTAATAAAACTTCTCAATCTAGACCTACACAATTTTATTTACAAAGATTAAATACTCCTCAAGTTTTAATTTATCCTACACCTGATCAAGCTTATACATTAAGATATTATAGAATGAGAAAGATACAAGATATTACAGCTTCTACAGTTAATGGAGTAGAACAAAATATTGATATACCATTTAGAGCTTTTGAATGTATGTGTGCAGGTCTTGCTTATTATTTATCTAAAAAAAGAACTGGTATAGATCAAGCAACTAGAGCTGAATTAAAATTAGATTATGAACAAGCGTATGAAAGATTAATAGCAGGAGATGACTCACCATCTACTAGAATATTACCTAGTACGAGTTATTATAATTAATGGCTAGATTTGCAGATAGAAGTAATAAACCTCATAGAGCACCACATACTAAATTTTCTGGTGGTAAATATGCTTTAGCTATATCTGATCGTTCGGGTTTAGAATTTCCATATAATGAAATGGTATTTGAATGGAATGGAAGTTTCGTTCATATATCAGAATTTGAAAAAAAACAACCACAACTAGATTTAACATATTTTACAGATGCTGAATCTTTAGAAAATGCTAGACCTCAAGCTAATTTATCAGCTACAGGAGGTGTTCCAAATCAAATTACTGTAATATATCCTTCTACATCAGGATCTGTTTCTAATGTAGGTGTTGCACAAGCAAGCACAAATTTGTTATCAACTGCTGTAGGAAGTGTTACAGTGTCTACATGATAGATAAAAAAAAATTAGGAGTTATGATCGCAACTCCTTGCTATGGCGGTCAATTAACAGAATCATATTTACACGGTATTTTAAACGCAGTAGGTGAAGCGAGTAAAAGAGGAATACAATTACATTTAAATACTATGGGTAATGAAAGTTTAATTACTAGAGCTAGAAATACTTTGGTAACTCAATTTTTAGATGCTGATAAAAAAGATCCAAATAAATTTTCGCATTTAATGTTTATAGATAGTGATATAGGTTTTGGTGGAGAAGCTATAATGAGATTATTAGAAAGTGATTATGACGTAGCTTGTGGAATATATCCTAGAAAATCAGTAGATTGGAATACTGTTAAATCTTATGCTGAAAAAAATGATTTTGAAAATTTAGAACAAAAAGCTTTAGGGTATAATTTAAACTTTGCAAATCCTTTAAATATAGAAGTTAAAAATGGATTTACTGAAGTATTAGACGCAGCAACTGGCTTTATGTGTATTAAAAAAGAAGTATTTTATAAAATGATTGAAGCTTATCCTAATCTTAAATATACTTCTGATCAAATAATAAATGGAGAAAGATTTAGTAGTGACAATTGTTATGCATTTTTTGACTGTATTATTGATGAAAAAAGTAATAGATATCTATCAGAAGATTATGCTTTTTGCAGATTATGGCAAAAAATCGGTGGAAAGATATATGCTGATCTACATAGTCCTCTTACGCATTATGGTACATATGCATTTAGAGGTCATGTATGGACTAAGTTTAAAATTGAAGGAGTAGAGCCAAATGCCAATGACGTACAGCAGCCTAAAGAATGATATTCAAGTATGGGCTGAAAATACAGGAACTGATTTTACAGCACAATTAGATACTTTTATTGGTAATACTCAACAAAAATTATCTAGAGAAATTGATCCTACTGGATTTAATCAAAATGTAACTTCATCTACTTCTATAGGAGATAGATTTATAACTCTTCCATCAGCAATTGAACCTATGCTTTTAAATTATTTAAATATAATAGATAGCTCAAGTAATAGAGTATTTTTAGAAATTAAACCATTAGAATATTTACAAGAATATTGGCCTGATGCTTCTTTAACTGGTCAACCTAGATATTTTGCTAATTTTGATGATACTACATTATATTTAGCTCCAACACCAGATGCTATATATACTATGGAATTAGGTTATCAAGGAAGAATTAATCCATTATCTAATACTAACACTACTAATTGGTATACTGAAAACGCTTCTGATGCTTTATTATATGGTTGTTTATCTGAAGCAAATCTCTTTACAAAGAACATGGAAGACTATAATATATATAAACAAAAGTATGTCGAAAGTGTGGCTGCTATTAATAACGAAGCTCGTAGAAACAGAAGAACTGACTACAAGTTTCCAGGTAGTCCACTAGGCGAAAACACATTAACTGGAGGACAATAAATATGGCAATAGAACAAGCGATAACAGTGTCGTTTAAGCAAGACTTAATGTCGCCTGGCGGAAACTTAGAAGCTCAGACATTAAAATGCGCACTTTACGACAACACTGCAACTTTAGACCAAAATACTGCTGCGTATATTACTGCAAATGAAATATCAGATAGCGGTACTAATTACACAACTGGTGGTGCAACACTTACAAATGTTACTATCACTACTGATGGAACAACTGCAATTTTTGATGCTGATAACGTTACTTTTGCAAACGCAACTATTTCAGCTCAAGCTGCATTAATTTACAATGCAAATAATGCAAATTCATCAATCGCTGTATTAGATTTTGGTGGAGTTAAAACATCTACCAACGGTACATTTGAGTTACAGTTTCCTAACGCTGACGCTACTAACGGTTTAATCAGAATAGCATAAGGAGATAAATCCTTATGACTGCTATAGTAGGTTGGAGCAGATTTGAATATAATACAGGTGCATGGAGTACCTCTCCTGACGCTTTAGCAGTTATTAATGGTATTTCCTCAAACACATTATTAAATAATGCTGTTATAACTGCTTCAGCTCCGTTTAGTATAAACGGATTACTTGCTAATATTGATGCAGGACAAGTTAATGCTGGATCATCTGTTTTTTTAGAAACTGGATCTTTTCAAGCTAACACTTTTTCAGGAACTGTTTCTACAGGAGAAGGAAGAGAAGTTACTATTTCAACTGCTGGTGAACTTACAGTAGATTTAAATTTAGGTTTTGGTTGGGGAAGAGAAGAATGGAATGTAGGAGCTTGGAACGAAAGTTTAGGTTTTGTATTTACTGGTAATGGTAATGTATTTGCAACAACTACAGCAGGAGAATTAACTACTACTGCTAATAATATAACTGTTACTGGTACTGCTTCTACTACTATTAGTGGTGAACAATTAAATATTTCTCAAGGTGAAGAAACTGTAACAGGTACAGCACCTGTAATCATAACTGGAGAAGAATTATTATCTGCAACTGTTAATACTTTTGCTGTAGCTGCAGGTGGAGCTATAACTATTAATACTCCTACTTTAGAAGCTAATGTAGAACTTAATAATGATGGTATAGTTGTAGGTCTAGCTACTTTCTTAAATGTAATTGGATTACCTTTATTATCTGCTAATTTAGGAATAGTTACAACTACTTCTGAAAATATAATACCTATTACTGGAGAAGAATTAACAACTACAGCTAATACAATTACTTTAAGTACTGATCAAATATTATCTATGACTGGTAATGGAGTAACTATTACTTTAGCTGATATAGTGCCTAGTTCTGAGAACTTTATATCTATTCAGGGAAATAGAGCAAATACTAATGTAACAAGTTTAAAATTTTGGGACCCAATTAAAGGTAATATTACCGAAAATTGGACTAATATTCACTAGACAAATAATGAGAAATATATATTATTTACATTATTTAAAATATGGAGTATAAAAAATTATGCCATCAAGTTTTACATCGAGATTAAAATTAGAGAGACAAGCTTCTGGAGAAAATTCGGGAACTTGGGGTAATCTTGTAAATTATGTTTTTAATAGAATTGATTCATCAGTAAAAGGTTATCAATCAGTTAGTGTTGCGGGTTCTTCTAATGTTACTTTAACTTCAAATGTTTCTACATCTAATACAGATGATTCTTCAACAGATGACCAAGTACATAATGCTGTATTAGAATTTACAGGTGCTCTTACAGGAGACATTCATGTTTTTACTGATGCTGTAGAAACTAAATATATTGTATTTAATAATACAACTGGTTCACAAACTTTAACTTTTGGTCCAACTGGCGGAACTGGTGTAACTCTTAAACAAGGTGCTAAAACTATAGTATATACAGATGGAACTACTATGGTTGATGTAATGGCTGATCTAGGTGATATAGCTATGACATCTGTAACTTCTTCAGGAAATGTTGCGGGTACAAATATAAATGGTTCAGCAGTTATTTCAACTGGAAATGTTTCTGGAACTAATTTGATTGCAACATCGGATACAGTAGATATTCAAGGATCTTCTCCTGCAATTATTGCAACAAATGGAACTAATACAGATTTAACACTAACACCAAACGGATATGGTTTAGTAACTTTTAATGGTGGTGGTAAAATTCAACAATTAGCTGAAAAAGTAAATACTTCAGCAACAGCTGCAACAGGAACAATTAATTTTGATGCAATTGATGGAGCTATTCAAAACTTTACTTCTAATGCTTCTGCTAATTGGACATTTAATTTAAGAGGTAATTCTACAGTTACTTTAGATAGTTTATTAGATACAGGTGAAAGTATAACAGTTGCTCATGTTGTTCCTCAAGGAGCAACTCCTTATTACGCAAATGTAATTCAAATTGATGGTTCAGCTGTAACTCCAAAATGGCAAGGAGGAGCACCTACCGCAGGAACTGCAGATAGTACAGATAGTTATACTTATACTGCAATTAAAACTGCAGCTAATACTTATACTGTATTAGCTTCATTAACTGCATTTGAATAGAAAGGAGTTTAAATGCCAATAATTAGTACATTTGGAGCAGGTTCAGCAAAAGGATATGGACGTGGTGCTGCAGGAGCTAAATTTATTGAAGCTACTGGTGGAACAGTAAGCGAAGATGGAGATTTTAAAATTCATAAATTTACAGGACCAGGCACTTTCACAGTTACATCTGCGGGAAATGATCTTGGTTCAAATACAGTAGAATATTTAGTTGTTGCTGGTGGAGCTGGAGGCGGTTATGGAAACGGTGGCGGCGGCGGAGGCGGTGCCGGAGGATTTAGAACAGCTACTGGACTTTCAGTTTCAGAAACAGCTTATCCAATAGAAGTTGGAGGAGGTGGCGGACCAAATAGTGGAACAGGATCACCTTCAACAGCTATAGGAATAGAATCAGCTCGTGGAGGAAAAGGCGGTGCAACACCTGCGGGACCTTCTGGTGGACCTGGCGGATCTGCTGGAGGTGGAGGATATCCAGGCGGAGGTGGTGGAACAGGCAATCAACCTCCTGTTAGTCCTCCTCAAGGAAATCCTGGAGGAAATGCTTCTGGTGCAAATGGCGGAGGAGGCGGCGGAGCTGGAGGATCAGGATCTCCCTCACGACCTGGAGGACCAGGTACAGCTTCTTCGATAACTGGATCACCTGTAACATATTCAACAGGTGGACTTGGTGGAGTTAATTCATCCGGTCCTGGATCTTCTGGCGGTGCAAATACTGGAAATGGAGGAGGTGGTGGTAACGGTGGTCTTTCTCCTGGAGGATCAGGTGGACCAGGTATAGTTGTTATAAAATATCAATTTCAAGCTTCTTAAAATTATGGCACATTTTGCAAAAATAAATGAAAATAACGAAGTTTTAAAAGTTTTAACTATAGATAATAAAGACGTTCTTAATTCTAATCAAGTAGAAGAAGAATTAATAGGTCAACAATATTTAGAAACTCATAATAATTGGCCAGCACACCTTTGGATTCAAACTTCTTATAATACATATGAAAATACTCATAGAAATAATGGAACACCTTTTAGAGGAAATTATGCATGTATAGGTCATACTTGGGATGAAGATAATCAAATTTTTTGGGCGCCTCAACCATATTCTTCATGGATAAAAGATATTTCTACAGCATCTTGGAAATCTCCAATTGGAGATGCTCCTGCAATGCCTGAAGAACAAGCTTTACAAAACGAAGCTAAAACTCATTTATGGTATTACAATTGGAATGAAGATGCATATCAATCAGATAATACACAAGGTTGGGAATTAATAAACGGTTTAGCATAATTTAAAATTTTTGTATAAATATTAATTATTATTTTATACAGATAATAATTATGGAAAAAAACATTTTATCAGAACAAGCCATATATTATGGTAATGTTTTAATGCCAAAAGGTTTTGAAATTGATCTTAATCAATTAAGAGCTGATATTTTACAATCAGAAATTGAAAAAAAAGATATAAAATTTTCTAAAAATTTTGATAAATTAAATACTTTTATTAAAGATCACGTTTGTTTAAAATACGACATTAATTTAATCTATAAATCTACTTGGGGAAATTTTTATCAACCTCACACAATTACAGAACCTTTATTACAAGTAAATCCTGTTGATTTAAAACATTCACCTGATTTTGTACTATTGTATGGCGTACAAGTTAAAAACTGTTTTATTAAAATTTATTACGATGATAACAGAAGAAAAGGAAGAAGTTGGGAAATAGAATTATTAAATAATATGTTTATAATGTTTCCATCTACAAACATGTACACTATTAGTAATAATACAGATAATTTAAATATCGTTAACACAATAGCATACGAATATGTTTAATGAAAACTATTAGACCTAGAAAAAATTGGAAATTTAATCCTCAAAATATAACTGTATTAGATAATTTTTTTACTGATGAATGTCTTAAAATATTAAGATATAGAGTTCTTTATGGAAAATATTTTGATCAAAAATATGATGGTTATTTAGCTATTGATTATTTTAAAAATCAAGATTATTTAACTGATTTAATTGTTAAAGAATTAAATAAAAAAATAAAATTACCTCCTTTTCAAAGAGCTTGGAGTTTTGTTTACAACTATGAAACTAAAGGAGTTAATATTCATTGTGATCCTTCATTAATAAATTTGAATGTTTGGGTATCATCTGATAAAGGTATTAAAGATAAATCTAAAAATGGATTAAATATTTATAAAATAAAACCACCTAAAAATTGGACAAGAAATGAATGGAATAGTAATTTTACTAAATCATTAAATTATATTAAATTAAAAAAAATAAAGCCAATTAAAATTGAATATAAAAGTAATAGGGCTGTTTTTTTTGATGGAGCTTATTTTCATAATTCAAATAATGTATCTATGAAAAAAAATTTTGAAAATAAAAGAGTAAGTTATACAATGTTATTTGGATCGCAATTACAATGAATTTATATAACTACTATTGGTATTTTGAATCTGCTTTAACACCTAGATTTTGTGATGATGTAATTAAATATGGATTATCTCATTCTGAAAGTTTAGGAGTAATAGGTCCATATGATTCTAAAAAATTAACTTCTAAAGATATAAAAGATATAAAAAAGAAAAGAAACTCAGATTTAGTGTGGCTAACAGATAATTGGATTTATAAAGAATTACATCCTTATATTCATATAGCAAATAAAAATGCAGGTTGGAATTTTCAGTGGGATAGAACAGAAGCTTGTCAATTTACAAAATATAAACTAAATCAATTTTATGATTGGCATTGTGATTCTTGGGATAGACCTTATCAACGAGATAATGTTAATCATCCCGAACATGGTAAAATAAGAAAACTTTCAATAACTTGTCAATTAACAGATGGTTCAGAATATGAAGGAGGCGAATTAGAATTTGATTTTAGAAATTATTATCCAAGTAATAATGAAAAAAAAATTATAAAGTGTAAAGAAATATTACCTAAAGGTTCTATTATTGTATTTCCATCGTTTGTATGGCATAGAGTTAAACCAGTAACAAAAGGAGTAAGGTATTCATTAGTGACATGGAACTTAGGATACCCATTTAAATAATATGTTCAAAAATAAAAAATACGCAATTATTCGAAAAGCAATACCAAAAGATTTATGTGTTTTTATTTATAATTGTTTTTTAATGCAAAAACAAGTTTATGATACACTTAAAAAAAATAGATATTTTTCACCTTTTGAAACAATATTAGGTCATTATGAACACGAAGGAGAATTAGTACCTAATACTTATGCTCATTATGGAAATATAATTATGGAAACATTAATGTTAAAATGTCAGCCAGTTATGGAAAAAACAACAGGGTTAAAATTATATCCTGCAAACACATATGCAAGACTTTATAAAAAAGGTGATGATTTAAGAAGACACAAAGATAGATTTAGTTGTGAAATATCAACAACAATGTTTATTGGTGGTGATCCTTGGTCAATATATTTAGAGCCATCTGGTAAAGAAGGAATGAAAGGTATTAAAATAGATTTAAAACCAGGAGATATGTTAGTTTATTCTGGTTGCGAATTAGAACATTGGAGAGAAAAGTTTAAAGGAAAACAATGTCTTCAAGTGTTTTTACACTATAATAATTCTAAAACTAAGGGGGCTAAAGATAATATATTTGATACTAGACCTCATTTAGGTTTACCTCATTGGTTTAAAAAATAATTTTTTTGAAAGAATTTATAAAACTTTTACATAACCCTGTTTTAGCTACTATTGAACAAAAACAAAAAGAAATATGGGATGTTAAAGGAAGATTAGAAAATAGTAATCAAATTTTTAAATTTGATATTAGACCATTAAAACCTGTTAAAAATAAATTAGAGAAAATAGGATATTTTAAATCTAAATCTGATAAAATGGTTTTTGAAACTGATAATAATTGGATTATATTTGATACTGAAGAATTAAATAATTATGTTAAATCAAGCAATAAAACAGATTTTAATGTAGATGAATTACTAGATAATTTAACTTGGAATATAATCTTGTTAAAATAGCACTATATTTTTACAATTTTTGTTATATAATTCAAAAATTATGCCATTAACTCAATTGAATTTTCAACCTGGTTTAGACACCGAAAACACCGAAACAGGTGCAGAAGGTAGATGGACAGATTGCGACAAGATTAGATTTAGAAAAGGATTACCACAAAAAATAGGTGGATGGACTAAATTTAGTCAAGACTATTATGTAGGGAAACCTTCAAGTATAACATCTTGGATAAGTTTAGAAGGATTTCGTTATCAAGCTTTTGCTGGAGATAAAAAAGTTTATGTATATAGATCAGGAGATAATTTAGATGCTACTCCTATTAGACAATCAAATACTTTAGTTGATGTATTTACTACTTCTAATACAAGTTCTAATGTAATAGTAAATCATTCACAACATGGAGCTACTTTAGGTGCTTTTATAACAATATCTAATGTATCAGCAAATGTAGGAGGTATTACTACTACTGATTTAGAAAATGAATTTGAAATTGTATCTGTTAATAACGCAGATGCATACACTATAACAACTCCGGGTACAGCTACATCGACAATTACTGATACAGCTAATGCTGATATATCTTATCAAATAAATACTGGTCCTACTGTTCAAACTTTTGGATATGGTTGGTCAGCTGGTACATATTCAGAAAGTACTTGGAATACAGCACGAACATCAACAGAAGTAACTCTTGATATGAGACAGTGGTCGTTAAATAATTGGGGAGAAGATTTAATTTTAACTCAAAGAGATGGAGCTACTTATGAATGGAATGAATCAAACGGTATGAGTAGTAATCCTGCTACTGAAATTGCTAATGCTCCTACATCTTCTTCTTTATCAATAGTATCAACAGAAACTAGGCATTTAATTTGTATGGGAACAGAAACAACTATTGGTGACATATCTACACAAGATAAATTATTTATAAGATGGTCAGATCAAGAAAATTATAATTTTTGGGCACCTAACGCAACTAACTCAGCAGGGTCACAAAGAATTGCAGGAGGAAGTGAAATAAGAACAGCTAAACCTGCAAAAGGTACTATTTTAGTATGGACAGATACAACATTACATTCAATGTCTTTTATTGGTCCACCTTTTGTATTTGGCTTTCGTCAATTAGGTAATGACTGTGGAGCTATAGGATTAAATAGTGCTATCGTAATAGATGACGTAGCTTATTGGATGTCAGATGGACAATTCTTTAGATATGCTGGTGCTGTTCAAGAAATACCTTGTCCTATATTAAATCATGTATTTGATGATATAAATAAAACTCAATATCAACAAGTTTATGCTGGACAAACTTCTGATTTTTCAGAAGTAATTTGGTATTATTGTTCTGCTAGTTCTAACTTTATAGATAAATATGTAATATACAATCATGCAGAAAATAGTTGGTATTTTGGTTCTTTATCTAGAAGTACCTATATAGATAATGGTGTAGAATTAAATCCTTTAGCTACAGAGTATTTTGCTAACTCTACTGCTAATACTTATAGCACAATATATGGATTAACGGCTGGAAGGTCTTTAATCTATCGTCATGAAGATGGAGTAGATGCTGATGGATCGGCGATCACATCTTATATAGAATCAGGTGATGGTGATATTGCAGATGGAGAAAATTTTAGTTTTATTAATAAAGTTATACCTGATTTTAAAAATCAAACTGGTAATGCTACTATTACTTTATCAGTAAGAGATTATCCTAATAGTCCTCAAACTACAGGAGAGGTTATAACTGTATCTAATACTACACCTTATTATAATTCTAGAATACGAGGTAGACAATCTTCTATTAAAATAGAAAGTGACGAATTAGGTAGTAATTGGCGATTTGGTACATTAAGAATCAATGTAAGACCAGATGGAAAAAGATAAATATAAAATTAGACAAGCTCGTATCGATGATGCTGTAAAAATACGAGAATTACTTAAAACTTGGCTTATAGAAGCTCCATTTAACTTTGGAAATACTAATAATAAAAAAGCTCTTGAAAATATAATATTTTACATTCGCAATAGTTTTGTTATAGTAGTAGAATATGAAAATAATATTGTAGGAACTATGGCTGCTACAATAGACGAAACTTGGTATAGTGACAAAAAGTTTTTAAGAACTTTATGGTTACATATACATCCTAAGTATCGAAATTTTCATATCTTTAAAGCTGTAATGTTAGTTTTTAAAGAATACGCATTAGCTAAACGTTTAACAGCGATATGCGAAGTATTTCAAGGTAAAGACGTTGAAAGAAAACACAACGCCTTTGTCAAATTAGGATATAAAAATATTGGAGGAACATATATAATCAATGGGTAGTATCTTTAAACCACAAACAACTGTTGTTCAAGCACCAAGTCAACAAACTGTTACTTCACAAATTCCTGAATACTTTAAAGAGATTCAAGAAAGAACTTTAAGGAGAGCAGAAGATGTATTTAAAACACCTTATTCAGCTTATCAAGGTCAACGTGTAGCTCAACTTACTCCTCAAGAACAACAAGTTGCAAATGTTTTTAGCACACAAATTTTACCACAAGCAGGACAGTTAGCTCAAATAGGAGCACAAACTTACGACACTGCTACTATGCAACAATATATGAATCCTTATCAAGAAGCTGTAATTAAATCAACATTATCAGATTTAGGAGAAGCTTATGGTCAACAACAAAGAGGAATGGCTGCGCAAGCAATTGGTGCAGGAGCTTTTGGTGGATCAAGAGAAGGTGTAGAACGAGTTTTAGGTAGAGAAAGATATTTAGATCAAGTTGCTGATGTATCAGGTAGATTAAGACAAGCTGGTTTTGAATCAGGTGCACAAAGATTTGCAGCAGATAGAGCAGCACAATTACAAGCAGCACAATCTCAATTATCAGGACTTGCTGGAGCAGCTCAAGGTTTAGCTCAATATGGTAGTTTAGCAAGAGGAATAGAACAAGCAGGACTTGCTGAACAGTATAGAGATTTCATTGAAGAAAGAGAATATCCAGCAGGACAAATTAGACAAATGATTGGTGCATTAGCGGGAGCACCTATAAGAACTTATGGAGAAGAACGATCAGGTTTTGTAGGAACACCAGTAGGTGCGCCTAGTACCTTTAGTCAAATAATTGGCGCAGGTCAAGCTCTTGGTGGTTTTTTTTAGGAGGTTAATATGGCGATTGATGAGAAAGACATTGAATCTGTAGCACAACCAGATGCTAGTGCTGCTTATCTTGGAAAAGATCCACAAATAGGAGATGCTTTTGTTAGAACGTCACTTGACAGTTATCAAGTTGAAGATGCTGCAAATGAAAGACTTGCAAAAGAAACTTTAGATTTAAGAGATGAAAATGAAAAGTTAAAAGTTGAATTAGGTAATTTATCTAAAGTTGTAAATCCAGAAGATGGCAAAGGTAAAAAAACTGATAAAGGTGGCTTTTCAACATTTATATCTTCTGTAGGTGATGCACTTACAAGTTTTACTGAAGGCATTGATAAAAAAATGGAAACTGTTTATGATGACAGAGAAAAAAGAACTAGATTTTTACAGGGTCTTAATACAATAATATCAGCATCATCTTTTACACCAATAGGACAAGCTAAATCTCCTGTAGGTATGATTGCCGAGGGTCAGAAAAAAGGATTTTTAGAATCAGAAGCAATAGGAACAAAAAGAAAATCTTTAGATGTAGAACAAACAAAAGCTCAAGCTTCTCTTTTAAAAGCAATGAAAGATGAACCACCTAGAATAAGAGGAACTGTTGATGAAGCAATATTAAAATTATATCCAGATTTTCAATCTAGATTTAGAGATAAACAAAAACAATATGGTGCTTTAGATCAAAGATATATTGAATTATATAAATTAGCTCAAAAAGGTTTTGAAGCTCCTACTGGTTTAGTTTCAGAATTTTTAACTCCATTTGAAAAAATATTTTCTGAATTAGGTTTATCTGAAAAATTTAGAAGTTTAGAAGCAAGTGTATCTAAATATGAACCAGGTCAAGATTTATCTGCTGCTGATAAAGTTGCTTTTAAAGATTTATTCTCTGCTGCAACTAAACAAGCTATTGTATCTCAAGTAAAAGATTTATATCCAGCTTCTGATAAAGACATTCAAGTATTATTAAGTACAGTAGGTGATATTGGAACTAATCCTAAAGCTTTACAAAAACTTGTAGCTGTTCAAAAAGCTTTAATTGAAATTAATAATTTAATACCAAATTATGCTAAAGAAGAAGCATTTACAAATAAAAATATAGAGTTTGAATCTGTTGCGAATGAAAAAGCTGCAGTTGCTTTAGCAGAACAATTAAAAGATAAAGTAACTGATCAAAGTTTAATTGAATTATTTGGAACTAAAGATGATGTTAATCCATTTAGAATTATTAATGCTTATTATTATCAAACACTAGAACCTCAATTTAAAGGAACAACAACTGATTATTTTGATACTTATAAAAAAACACAAGCTGCCCAAGAAAAAACTATAACTGATATTATTGATACCGAAATTAATAATGAATTAATTAATAAACCTAAATAATGAAAAATGGCAGAACTTACCACTGAACAAAAAAATGTTTATAATAAGCTTATCAGTAATGGACTTGATACAAAAACTGCTGAAGGTTTAGTTACTGGAGCTATTAATAAAGATACTTATTTATCAGAATTAAAAACTAAACAAAAACCTAAAACTAAAAAAGATATATTAGCAAGTGAAGGTTACGATTACGATTTAATTCAAAATACATCAAAAAAAATTAAAGGAGATGAAGAACAATATAATAATTTATATTTAGAAGGTGTAGATGAAGCTCTTGCTTATTACATGCCTTCTAAAGAAGAAACATTTAATTTATACGGTATAAGAACTAATAAAGAAGCTCCCTCTGATGTAAGATACAGATTAAGTTTTGGGGCTTCTGATGTACAAGGACAAATTTTTGGAGCTAAAAAATTATTAGCAGAAGACCTTGTACAAAATCAAGGCGTTGATAAAGCATTAGTCGATAGATATAAAGATAAAATTAAAGTTAAAAATCAAAGAGTAGGTGAAGGTAATGATGGTTATAATGGTTTAGTTTTTTCTATACCTGAAGAATTAGGAGGCGATGGTTACTTCTATACTTTTAATAGACCAGGCTTTGATATGTCAGACTTACAAGGAATGGCTGGCGATGGTATGGTAATAGCTGCAAGTATAGGAGGAGGAACTGTTGGATCAGCGTTTGGTCCTGGAGGAACTATTGTTGGATCAGGTCTATCAGCAGGAGCTGCTGAATATTATAGATTATCATTAGGAAGAAAGTATGGTCTTTTTGATTATATGGACGAGGAACAATTTGGTGAATACGCTTTTACTCAAGCAGCAAAAACTGGAGCTTTTGATGCAGCAGCGACTGCAGCATTTTTACCACTAGCAAAAATAATTAAACAACAAGTATTTATGGCAGGTAACGAAAGATTATCTGGAGATACTGTTGGTAAATTTTTAAAAAATGGTGGAAGTCTAGATAAAGAAATGACTACAGCAATAAATGAAGCTAGAACAGTTTTAAAAAACGCTGGAGTTCCTGATGATATTGCAAATGATTATGTTGCAATCAGTGTAGCTAATGCTATACCTGAAAGTGGTATTATTCCTAAAGGTACTAAAGGAGATAGAATATATAAAAAGATTTTAAATTCAGTAAATGAAAGAGTTAAAAATAAAGAAGTAGAAAATAAATTATTAAAATATACTACAGGAATAGATGATATTAATGTTAAAACAAGCGATAACATTATTAATAATATAGAAAAAAATGTTAAAAATATAAGAGAAGAAGAATTATTTGTTTCTGATAAAGGTGTTAAACAAGCTTTTGCTGAAACTCAAAAATTAAAAGATAATTTATATAAAACATATGAAACAAATCAAATTGATAAAATGGGTATTGTATTCAATGAAGTTAATGAAAGAATTAACTCAAGATTATCTTTATTACAAAATAGAATAAATAGTTCTGCTAAAAAAAATAACTTAACAGTACAGCTTGATGAAAATGGATCAAGAGTATTAAAAAATATTTTTAATGAATACGATTTAACTATAAGAAAAAAAATATCATCTACTCCACCTAAAGGTAAAAAAGAATTAGCACAGTGGAAAAAACAAAAAACTATAAATGAGTTTGTTAATTTTTTAGAAGAAAACGGTGGACAATTTGGATTAGTAAAAGAACAATTAAAAATATTAAAAGGTGGTGTTACAAGTATTGATAATTTAAGTTTTAATAATGCTTTAGCTATTAAAAGAGCTTTACAAAATATAGATATTATAGACGCTGTACCTAAAGGTACTAAAGACGCAATAAGAAATTTAAAAGGAATATTTAAAGACGCTATTGATGACGCTGTTTCAAAAAGTCCTGAAACTGCAAAATTATATAAAGAATACGATAATTTATTATTTAATTATAAAAATAGTTTTTTAGATAAACTTGCTACAGAAATAGGATATGGTCCTAACCCACAAGTAATAAGATCAGCTAGATTAACTGGTACTGGTAAAAGTGTATTTAATTCAATTACTGCTAATACAAAAGAAGGATTAAATAACGCTGAACGATTAGGAAATTTAATAGATGGTAAATTTTTAAACTTTAGTCAAAATAATAAAATTAAAGGAGCACTATATCAACATTATTTTGATAATGTTATGCCACTAGAAGCAGGTGGTAAAGGTGTTATGACTCATGCTAAATTTATAAGTCAATATGGAGATAACTATAGATTGATATTAGGAGAAGATTTATATCAAAAATTTGCAAAAGATACTGGATCAGCGATGAAAATATATGATGATCTTGTAAAACAAAATGCTAATATACAAAATATTGTATCTAAAGAATTACCATCTTTAAAAATAGATTTATTAGATAAAGGAACTGGTCAAGCTATTGCAGATGAAATATTTAAAATTGGAAATAAATACGATATTAAACCTTTAATAACAAGATTATCACGTGAGTCAAATCAATTAACTACAGATATTAGAAAATTATATTTACAAAAAATGATGAACGCTGTCAAATCACCTTTAGAAGGAACTAACATCAAAGCTTTAAATGGAAATTTATTAGATGATTTTTTAACTTCTAATAAAGGTGTATTAGATAATTTATATGGAAAAGAATTTGTTGAATCATATAGAAGTATAGCTAAAGTTTTAAAACTTGTTCAAGCTCCAGATATTGCAGGTAAAGCTGGAGAAGGACTTACAGAAGCTGCTAATAGAGCAGGATTATTTATAGATATATTTGCAGGACCATTAAACCATAAAAGATTAATCGTAAATAGATTAGGTCGTATTTACGATGGTATGGATTTAGGAGGAGATAGTTTAGATTTATTAGCAGATTATGCTAAATTTACTCAAGCAATTAAAAATCAATTTTTAGCAGGAAACTATCCTAGATGGTTAGATAATTTAGGTAATAGTAGTAAACCACAACATAAAAGTTTATTTAAAAAAGTTTTACAAGCAGCACAAGGTCCTAGAAAAACATATGATTTTAAAACTAATCCATTATATGCAAAAGAATATATGGAAGATAAAATTACAGAAAGAGTATCAGGAGAAGACGTACCACCTGGATCACCAGATGTATTTACTCCTATTGATGCAGTAGTTAATTCGATTATAGGAAAAACTGGAGCAACTGCTCCTAAATATTTAGATAAAAATTTAACACCTAAAATTAAAAAGTTAGTTGAGATGTTTGTAAAAGGCGGAAAAGCTAAAGATATTAACTTAGAACAAATGGAATTTGAGAAAAAGTTAAAGAAAGAGTAATACGTGATTAATAAAAACAAAGGTTGTTACGCAGAAAATTTAGCAGTTTGCTGGTTACAAGAAAAAAATTACTTTGTATTTAAAGCTTGTCAAACTCAGTCTGCTGTAGACTTAGTTGCAGTAGATCCAATTACTTTTAAAACTAGATTATTTGATGTTAAAACAGAGAATAAAAGAAAAGATGGAAGCTCTATATCTAGAGTTCCTAGAATTAAAAATAAAAATATACAAATAATATTAGTAGATTTAAAAACAAAAAAGTGTAGAATAGTAGAACCAAAACAAGGAGTTGTATGGAGTTAAGAAAAATAACAGATTCAATTGTAATACATTGCGCAGCAACTAAACCATCTATGGATATTGGCTATAATGAAATAAGAAAATGGCACGTAAATCAAAATGGTTGGGACGATGTAGGTTATCATTTTATAATTAGACGTGATGGTAGATATGAAAAAGCAAGACCTGAAGCTTATTCAGGAGCACACGCACCTTCTCATAATTCTAGAAGTATAGGTATTTGTTTAGTTGGTGGAATGGCAGAAGATGGTAGTGCTGAAAATAATTTTACTTTAGAACAATTTTTGACTTTAAAAGATGTTATAAATATGTTACTTGGAAAATATAAAGACATTGTTGAAGTTTTAGGTCATTGTGACGTTCAAGAAAATAAACCAAACTGTCCTGGTTTTAATGTAAAAGAATGGTTATACAAGGAGAATATCAATGTGGCTTAATATTGCAGCTAAATTAGTTCCAGGAATAGTTAAAACTGGAATGAGTATTGCAGCTAATAGAAGAAGAACAAAAGAATTGGAATCTGTTGCTGAAATGAAGCATGCAGAAAAGATGGCAAATGGAGAATTGGAATATAAAAAGGAAATTATTGCGTCTAATGATAAAGGCTGGAAGGACGAGTTTGTGCTCATTTTGGTATCTGCTCCTGTTATTATATTGGTGTGGTCTATTTTTTCTGACGATCCAGAAATTCGTACTAAATTAGACACCTTCTTTGAATACTTTGGTAATATGCCATTTTGGTATCAAGCATTATTTATTGGAGTGGTATCAGCAATCTACGGTTTGAAAGGAGCCGATATAATTAAAAAGAAATAATATGGAGACTGCCAAGTGGATTACAGATTTACAGCAATACTTATTATTATTATTTGTCTTCAAGTTTATTTTTGCGCACCAACTAACTAAATAATTCTTTCCATTCATCACCAGTTATTTGATCAGCAAGTTTCTTTTTATTATCTAAAGTTTTAAGTATCTTTTCATCTATACTTCCAGGTACTACAAAATCTATATATGTAACTTTATCTTTCTGACCAATTCTATGTGCTCTATCTTCAGACTGTAATCTAACTTCCATATCGTATGTATTATTAAAATAGATAACTGTTTTAGCATTAGTTAAAGTTAGACCATAACCACCTGTTCTAGGTTGACCTACAAAGTATTTAATTTTACCAGCTTGAAATTTAGTAACTATTTCTTGTCTTGTTTCTGATTCAGTTTCGCCATAATAAGTTGCTACATTACTTGCACCATACTTTTTAGCTAGAGCATCATAGATCATTTCTATAGTTCTTCTAAACGTAGCCCATATAATTACTCCACCAGTTGTCTCTTCCAGCACGTTCATTAATTCTTCTAGTCTAGGGTTAGTTCCCGGGATGACTTCTTCTCTTCCATCATCATATTTAATAAAACCACATAATATCTGTTGTAATCTCAATATTCTTGTGATTATAAGAGGCGCTGTCACTAATTTAGACTGTTCTAGTTCTACTATAGCACGTTTTCTAAGAGTATGATATAAACGCTTTTGGTTCACATTAAGCTCTATTTCTCGCTTTTGTCTTAGTTTAGGTGGTAAATCTAAGCATTCTTCTTTAGTTACTCTATAGCTATATGGTTTTAAAGTATTTTGTAATTCATCTAATCTTTGATAACTAACAACTTCATCAAAACTATGTGTTGATGTACGTCTTCTACGAAGCACGCAATAAGCATTTCTATATGCATAGAAACTAGATTGTAAAATATATTCATCTAGAAAATTAACTTGTGACCATAAGTCTAAAGGACCTTGGGTCACTGGTGTCCCTGTTAGTATTCTTCTATACTTAGCCATACGACCAAGTTTTAATACTGATTTTGTTCTTCTAGCAGTTCTATGTTTAATAGTTGTACTTTCATCTATACAAAAAAAAGATTTACTTGTATTTAATAATCGTTGTAAATAATTTTTACCTTTGTCTGTAGATAAAGCTTCTATATTAATAATAAAAAATTTTAACTTTTCTTTTTCATTTAAAAAAGAAACAAGTTCATCTATATTTTTTTTAGTCTCAATAGGCGACCATATACACACTTTAGAAAGTTGAACAACATCTTCAGGCATGTGAGTATTAAATTCAGAAGCAAGCCAGTTACGATATACACCTTTAGGGGCAGCAATAATAGCAGTATCAATAGACCCTTTCCTAAACAAGTAGGCAATGTTATCAATAATAACTTTAGACTTACCAGTACCTTGTTCCATAAATAATGCATAAGCTTCTTTATCTTTACTTTCTAAAAAAGCATCGTATTGATGTTTAAATGGTTTAGTTTTAAATTTATACTTTATAAAATCATCATCATTAATAAATTGTACTTGCATATAAAACTTTCTGTTTTCTTTTTTATTTTACTTTTATAAAAGTTTTTTATATAAGTAAATAGTAAATGAAGAAAGGAGAACTAAATGGGTAAAGTTTATGTAGTACAAGAAAACCCTAACGTGAATGTACTAGCTGCTGGTCGCTTTGGTGATTTAATTCCATTGTTACCACCTGGACATCAAATAATGTTATCTCCGGCACCTATTATTAGAATGCTTAAATCTAAATTAAAAGATTTTTGTGATGACGACTATCTTTTAGCAATGGGTGATCCTGCTGCTATAGCGATAGCATCAATAATAGCAGGTGACGTTAATAACGGCGTTGTAAATATATTAAAGTGGGATAGAGAAAATAGAGCTTACTATAATGTATGTTGTGACGTTTTCAATAGAAAGGAGAAAGCAAATGTCTAAAGAAACTTGGATATTTGACGAGGTTGAAAAACACTCGAAGAAAGAAAAATTACCAAATGTAGGACTAGAAGTAGTTACTAAAATTGGTAATAAACTTGTAGATAAAAATAAACAACTTGCGATAAAAGAAGAAGAATTAAAAAATCTTAAACTTGAAATTCGTAAGATACAAGAAGAAGAATTACCAGATGCTATGCGAGCATGCAATGGTATGACTAGATTTGATTTGGAAGATGGCACACAAATCAAAGTTAAAGATGAAATTTTCTGCTCTATTAAAGCTGATAGAAAATCTGACGCTTTAAAATGGTTAGAAAATGAGGGCCATGCGGAACTAATTAAACATGATGTTAAAGTTAGTTTCCCTAAGGGCAAATACGATCAAGCTGATAAGTTAATTGAGGTATTATCTAAAAATTTTAAAGATATACCTTATGACGAAAAGTCTGACGTACACGCTCAAACGCTAAAAGCTTGGGCAAAAGACCAATATAAATTAGGTAAAACATTACCTGAAGATTTATTTAATGTCTATGAAGCAAGTATAGCAAAAATAAAACTCGGAAAGGAGAAATAAACTATGAGTGATAAACAAGTAGTAAAGAAGTCAAACTCAGAGGTTGCTTTAGGCGATTTATCTGCAGATTTGATTATTAAATCTGCTGGTCAAGGTTTACAAAATGTCGGTAATGACGATATTACAATTCCTAGATTAGCGATTGTTCAATCAGGGTCACCTCAACGTAAGAAAAAAGATGAGAAATATATAGAAGGTGCAGACGAAGGTCATATCTTCAATACTGTTTCTAATGAACTATATACAGATGGATTAACTATAATTCCATGTGGATATAAAAAATCTTATGTAGAATGGGTACCTAGAGAAAAAGGCGGTGGATTAGTTGCGGTGCACGATTTTAAACCAGATAGTGCTAAAATTGATCCTACTACTAAAAAAACAATGTTAGGCGAAAATCAATTAGTTGATACCGCTGAACATTTTGTTTTAGTTAAAAATAAAGATACATTTGAACCAGCTGTTCTTACAATGACTTCTAGTAATTTATCTGTTTCTAGAAAGTGGAATACACTTTTAAAATTGAAACGAATAAATGTTAAAGGTCAAACTGTAGAACCACCTTCATTTTTATATGAATTTAAATTATCTACTGTTCAAGCAGAGAATGACTTAGGTAGTTGGCATAAATATAAAATAGAAGAAGTAGGTCAAATTCAAAGTAAAGATATCTTTAAGCAAGCGCAAGCTTTTGCAGATTCAGTTTCTGATGGTAAAGTAAAAGCATCAGATCCTGTAGATACTGAAGTTGCGACAGAAAATGGAGAAGACACACCATTCTAATATGCATAAAGAACTCTTTGATATATTTCCTGGTTTAAATAGAGCTTATGGCCAATTCTTTATAACAGAAAGAAAAGGCCCTAAGCTAGATGGCTATGGAAAAACTATTAGGGAGAACTATAATGAAAACTTATGGAAAGAACACCTAGACGGTAAAACTGGTCTAGGTGTTATTCCTATTAACGAAGACAGCAAATGTAAATGGGGTTGTCTTGACGTAGATGATTATTCAGTCAATATAGAAAAAATTTCAAAACAATTTATTAAAAAAAATTTAATAGTCTGTAGATCAAAATCAGGCGGAGCACATATATTTATTTTTACTAAAAAATTTGTATCAGCAAAATCAATGATAGAAAAATTAAAAGAAATACAACAAGCTTTTGGTTTTGTTAAATATGATTTAAGACCTCAACAAACTAAATTATTAGATGAAAAAGATGTAGGAAGTTGGCTTAATATGCCATACTTTGGAGGTGATGAAACAGATAGATATGCAGTTTATGATGGTAAAGCTTTAACTTTAAAACATTTTATACAATGGGTAAATAAATTTGCAGTAAATAGTTTAGAAGAAATTGATTTAAGTTTTATAAAAAAAGTAAATAAATCAAATGAAATATTACCAGGAGGACCGCCTTGTTTACAAGATTTGTTATCTCAAGGTGCTATAGGTGAAGGTGGTAGAAATAATGGATTATTTAATATTGGAGTTTATTTAAGAAAAAGATTTCCAGATGAATGGCAAGAAAAGTTAGAAGAATATAATGATGAACATATTGATCCACCATTAAAACCTAGAGAATTTACATCAGTATTAAATAGTTTAGATAAAAAAACTTATAATTATAAATGTAAAGATAGTCCAATTAATTCAGTATGTAATAAAACTAAATGTTTAACATGTGAATTTGGTATTAGCGATGATGGTACTATGCCTGTTTTAAATAGTATTACTAAAATATTAACTAAACCACCTCAATATTTTTTAACTATTAATGAAAGAAAAATAGGTCCATTAAATAGTAAACAAATTTATAATTTTTTAGATTTTAAAGAAGTAGTATTTGAACATTTAGATATGTTACTTCCTAAATTAAATGACAAATTATGGGTTGAATCAGTTAATGATTTAATGTCTAGAGTAATACCAGTTGAAGCTTCTGATGATTCTAGTAATGAAGGTAGATTATTAGATTTATTAGAAAGATTTTGTACAGGGTCTACATCATCTACAGAATATGAAGATATACTTAGAGGTAAAGCAATTATTCAAGATACACATACACAATTTAGAATAAATGATTTTATGGAATTTTTAGATAGACACAGATTTAAAGAATTTAAACTAAATCAAATAACAGCTTATTTAAAAGATTTAGGTGCTAATCACGAAGGAAAAAAAGTAAAAGGAAAATATATTAATACTTGGTCTATTAAAAATTTCGAAACTCAAAACGAAGAATTTAAACAACCAGAAATAGAAAAGGAGGCTTATGAATAAAGAAAGAGCAATTAACATTTTATTAGAATATGCAATAGAAAGTGCTGAAAAAATTAAATTAAGACAAGAAGTTGGATTTACTGAAAAAGTAAGTGATGATCTAACTGCAGCAATTTTATTTTTACAACAAGATAGAGATAAAAATAAGGTAGATGCTAAAGTAGAAATAAAAGGAGTTCAATTTAATATTAGAAAAGGAGTATAATGTTATTATTTTTTGATACAGAAACTAATGGATTATGGAGGAGAGATTTAAATCCAGATCATGAAGATCAACCTAGACTTGTTAGTTTAGCTTTTCAAATTACAGATGATAATGAAAAGATTGTTGCTCAATACTCAACTAGAATAGAACCTAAAAATAATGAATATCCAGAATTTACTATTCCTAAAGAAGCTTCTGATGTTAATGGTATAACAACTAAAGAAGCACAAGATACAGGTATATCAGCTAAATATGCAATGTCAACTTTAAGTTATTTTATGAGTAAGTGTCATACTATGGTTGCTCACAATTTAGCATTTGATTTACAAATAATTGAGCGTGAATTTAATTTATTAAATTTTATGTATAAATTACCTAACAACTTACACTGTACAATGATGACTGCTAAAAATGAAATGAAATTAGAAAGTAAGTATGATGATTATAAATTTCCTAAACTAGAAGAATGTTTTAGTCATTTTTTTCATAGAGGAGTACAAAACTACCATGATGCGTTATTAGATGTACAATTATGTAGAGAGCTTTATTTTCATTTAAGAAGAAAAGGAGTATTACTACAAACTCATCAAGGTATTCCTAAAGAATTATTAAAAAGAATTGATGGTGAAAAATATAAAAACTTAGTTAAATTTTTACACGATATAGATTCAACTAAATTAAATGATTGGGAAAATAATTTTTGTCAATCTTTAATAGAAAAAATGGATAAATTTGATGAACATATTTTAGTATCTACTAAACAATATGATGTTCTTAAAAAAATCTATGCCAAGTGTAGTTAAATTTTGTTATAAATGTAAAAATATAGCACACGTTATATATGATAAAAAATACTATTGTGCAACATGCGGATTAAATGAGCAATTGTCAAACGATAAAAATATTCGGAAGCCCGGGTACAGGGAAAACAACAACGTTGTTAGATATACTAGAGAAAAAAATATCAGAAGGATATAATCCTTTACGAATTGGATATTTTTCTTTTACACGTAGAGCAATAAGAGAAGCACGAAGACGTGTCATTAAAAAATTTGAAATAGATGAAGACAATCTAGAATATTTTAGAACTATACATAGTCTATGTTATAGGACTTTAAATATAAATAGTGGTCAAGTATTTAAAGGTGAACGTGTAAAAGAATTTAGTGAAATTGCTAGAGTAGAACTATCTGGAGTATCTGATGAAGATACTTCAGGATTAGCAATAGGAAGTAAAAAAGGTGATTTACTTTTATTTTGTGATGAAGTTACAAGATCAAGTGAAAGAAATTTAAAAGATGTATGGAGAGAATTAGAGTGTGATCACTCATTTGAAGAACAAGTTTATTTTTCTACTGCACTAGCTAATTTTAAAAAAGAAAAAAAACTTTTAGACTTTACTGATATGTTAGATGTTTTTTTATTAGAAAAAAATATTCCACATTTAGATATTATATTTATTGATGAAGCTCAAGATTTAACAACTAAACAATGGAAAGTAATTGATAAATTATCAGAACCCTGTAAGTTTAGATATATAGCAGGTGACGATGATCAAGCTATCTATAAATGGGCAGGTGCTGATGTTAAAAAGTTTTTAGATATAGAGGGTAAAGTAGAAGTATTACCAATCAGTTATAGACTTCCTAAAACTATTCATAAATTAGCTTGCGATATATCTAATAAAATTAGTTTAAGACAAGCGAAAGAATGGGGATGTAGAGAGGACCTTGGATCAGTAAATGAAATTACCACAGTTGAAGATGTAGATATGTCAAAAGGTGAATGGTTAATTTTAGCTAGATCAGGTTATCAATTAAATAGAGCAGAAGCTTATTGTAAAAGAATGGGTTGGTTTTATGAAAAAGGTTATCAAGAATTTAAAACTAATAAATATGTTATTGCAATAAGAGCTTGGATAAAATTAAATAAAAATGAAACAATAAATTTTGATGAATTAAAAAAATTATATCAATGTTTACAAAGTAAAACACATATTAAAAGAGGTTTTAAAAAATTAGAAGGTATAAATCAAGATATTGATTTTGATTTAAATTATTTAAAAGAAAATTGTGGATTACTTGCAGAAGGAGATTGGCAAAATGTAATACATGGATTAGACCCTGAAGATATTTTAATGTTTGAATCATTAGAAAAATCAGGAGATTTATTTAAAAATAAAGCAAGAATTAGATTATCAACAATACATGGAATTAAAGGAGGAGAAAGTGATAATGTAGTTGTTATATCGGATATTTCTTACAGGACATGGAGAAAATTAAATGTAGAACCAGATGATGAACATAGAGTTTTTTATGTTGCTGTAACCAGAGCACGCAAAAATTTGTTTATACTGCAGCCTGAAACGAAGTATAGTTATGAAATTAAATAAAGAAAAAGAATTATGAAAGCATTAGGAACATATATATTTGCAGGAGGTTTTACTTTAGGTGTAAGAAAACATTTTGACGTACAAGCACATTTTGAAATGAAACCTGGATTATATAAAAAAACTTTTCAAGCTAATTTTCCAAATATTCCAGTTTATGAAGGTGAAGATGAATGGCCTAGAAAAAAATATAAAGGTAAAATAGATTTTGTATATTGTAATCCACCATGTGCACCTTGGTCTAATTTAGGAAGCACTCAAAAAGGCGCACAAGCTTGGCGTAACGACCCTCGTATAGCTTGTTGGAGAAATAGTTTTAATCTATTAAAAGAATTAGAACCTAAAGCAATTGCTATTGAATCAGTACCTAGAGTTTATTCAATTAATGGTGGAAGACCTATGATTACTGAATTAAGTAAAGAAGCTATTGATTTAGGATATCAAGTAACTCATTTATTAATAGATGGTGGATTTACTGGTTTAAATCATAGTAGAAAAAGATTTTTCTTTATAGCAACTAAATATAATTTAAATCCTAATATATTAAACTTTCAGCCATTACCTACAGCTGGTGAGGTATTAAATCAATTTAAAGAAGAACACGGATCAGACGTAGGTCATTTAATGAAATTAGGTGAAAATGAAAAACCTTATCTTAAACATTGTAAACAAGGAGAAAGTTTAAGAGTAACTTGGGAAAGATATAATCCACCTGAAACTTGGGTTAGAGGAGGAATGCGTGGAGGAGTTAAAGGTAGACCTCAGTTTATGAAATGGAGATTAAAAAACGATGCTCATATACCAGTTATTGCAGGAGGATTTTATATTCACCCTACAGAAGATAGATTATTTGGTCATAAAGAATTAGCTTATATGGCAGGGTATCCTGTAGATTATAAATGGGAAGGTCCAGCATCTACCATAGGATCACAAATTGCAAGAGGAGTTATGCCACCTGTAGCTGAATATGTAGCAAGAATAGTTAAAAATAGTATAAGAGATAAAAATAAAAAAGAAGAAGAATTACAAATTGTAGATTTTAGAAAAGAACCTGAACAAGCAAGTTTAATATGACGTATTCAGGAATATTTGATGATATGGATAAAGATACTTTGATAAAAGATATTGATGCTTTTCATAAAAAATTTGGGTTTGAAAAGAACGAAAAAGTTGGTATACCTGATAATAACGAATTAGTAAATTTTAGAACTTCTTTTTTAATGGAAGAATTAGCAGAGTACACTCAAGCAATTACTAAAAAAGATGCTGCAGGTGCTTTAGATGCTCTTGTTGATATAGTTTATATAGCTTTAGGTACAGCTTGGTTATTTAATCTTCCATTTGAAAAAGCGTGGAATGAAGTACAAAAAGCAAATATGAGTAAAATAAGAGCTAAAAGTAAATCTAAAAAAAGAGGTACAGCTTTTGATGTTATTAAACCAAAAAATTGGAAAGCTCCTGATATTGAACAAATAATTTATGAAGAAAGAGAAAAAGAAAAATGAAAATATTAGTTACAGGATTTAATGCTTTAGCAATTGGTACTGCTAAATCACCATTGAATATTGCAACATCAGCTAGAATACTACCTGAAGTTTTAAGAGAACTTGGACACGAAGTAACTCAAAAAGCAATTATTCCTGGAGAAGATGTATCAATGTATGATAAAGTTTTTGTATTTGTATTTGGTCCTAATAGTCTTTCAGCTAGATACTGGTATGGTGCGGCATACACCATAATTAAAAGACCTGATGCTATAATCTCCATTGACGATTGGCAAACTAAAGATTCAGTAAGTGGTTTTGGTACGTTTAGCCGAGGTCATTGGAGAATATGGAAAAAATTATCTAAAGCAGGTAATCCAGTAGGTAAAATATATTGGGACGAGGCTCAACCTTATAAGAAAGAAATTGAAGATTTAGTTGATACATTTGCATTTGAAAAATGGCCACATAAACTTTTAATACCAGCATATGACGGTGGTAACTACGATGAACTTGGATTAAAAGCAAATGAAATAGTTAATTGGGATCCATCACCTTACACAAATACTTATTTAAAAAATCCGGAAGAAGGATTATTTGAAAGTCAACCATTACCAGTTGAGAATAAAGAAAAAGCTTGGATACTAGCAAGTTTAGTAAGTAAACAAGGTTGGTTAAAAAAACAAACTTTTAATTGGCCAATTAAAACTTTTGGTAATGTAAAAGAAAAACAAACTAGATTAAAAGAACACGAACTATATCAAGAATATAGAAAAGTTTGGGGTATTATAAGTCCTCCTCATTATCACACTATGAAAGGTAGTGGTTGGTGGAGAGTAAGATATAAAATGGCTTATGATGCTAAAAGTATTATATTAGCACATCCGGAAGAAGCTAAAATATTAGGAATAAATATTGATCATAATATTATAGAAAAAGGTAGTAATTTTGAATTAAACGAAATAATTAGTAGTCAGAACGAAATACTTAAAAATAAATTTTGGACAAAAGAAAGAACGAAAGAATTTTTTAAATGTATGCTAGAATAATAATATTTGAAGGACCAGATGGAGTAGGTAAAACTACTTTAATAAATCATTTTAAAAAAGAATTTAATAATTCATATTATATGCATTTAAGAGTGCATAAAGATATGAAGTTATGGCATACAGCTAGTATGCGATTAGCTATTAAAAAGAAAAATCAAGGGAAGTTAGTTTTATTAGATAGACATTGGCCTAGTGAACAATGTTATTCTTATATCTATCGTGATGGTCCTAGTTATAATGCTAAATTTATTTATGATAAATTAAAATCAGAAGGTACATTATATGTATGGTGTTTACCAGAAAATATTGAAAAAGTAAAAGCTAATCATAGAATTAATAGAGAAGAAAGACATGAAGAATATTATGATATTGATAAAGTAGTAGAACTATATGATAATTACTGGCATGGCTTTGAAGATAGACAAAATACTTTATGGGAATTAAGTCCATTAAAATTAAGAAATGATTTTATTAGGTACGATATGTTTCAAGAAGGTGATAATTTAGAAAAAGTAACAGAGAAAATAATGGATAGGAGCTTTGCATTAGGAATATGAGTGCTTTAAATTTATATTATAAGAAAAAAATATGGGAAATTTATCATAAACCTGAGTTTGTAACTAAACCTAGAGGTTTAAAAATAGCAGAAGTATTAAATGATAGTTGGATAATTGATATGGATAATCCAATTATTTTAAATGAAGCTAGAAAATTAAGTTACGATTTTATGTTTGGTGAAGCAGCATGGATGCTTAGTGGTAAAAACGATGTAGCTACAGTATCTAAATATGCTGGTGCTATAAAAAGATTTAGCGATAATGGAATAACTTTTTTTGGAGCATATGGTCCTAAGATCATTGATCAATTACCTTATGTATTAGATATTTTACAAAATGATAAAGATACAAGACAAGCAGTATTAAATATATGGAGAGAAAATCCTAGATCAAGTAAAGATATTCCTTGTACTTTATCTTTACAATTCTTTTTAAGATATGCTAGTGATACATTATGGCTTCATACAACTGCTACAATGAGAAGTAACGATATTTATTTAGGAACACCTTATGATAGTTTTAATTTTAGTGCTATATCTTTTTATTTAGCATTATTATTAAATGAAAGAGGTATTAATTGTAAATTAGGTAAATTAAATATACAAGCAGGTAGTCGTCATTTATACGAAACTGATTTTAAAAAAGTAGATAAAATTTTATTAAGTGAAGATATACCTGATTTTCCATATTTTTCTTTTAATGATTTAATACCTTTATATCACGGTATATCTGATAGATTTATTCCTAATTTAGAACGTGCAGCTAATAGTGGATATAAAGTTAAATATAAAGTTTTAAAAGACGCTAATGGCATATAGACTTCCTAAAGATTGGTATTTTTTAAAGATGGCACATTTAGTTTCAGAACGTGCTACTTGTACAAGACGTAAAGTAGGTTGTATTTTAATTAATTCTAAAAATCACGTAGTAGCTACAGGTTATAATGGAGTATCATCTGGTCAAGAACATTGTATAGATAACCCTTGTAAAGGAGCAGAATTAAAATCAGGACAAGGTTTAGAATTATGTGAAGCAATACACGCTGAACAAAATGCATTATTACAATGTAAAGATGTCTACGATATAGATACTGTTTTTTGTACAGTAAGTCCTTGCATTCATTGTTTGAAATTATTATTGAATACTTCTACTAAACATATTGTATTTATGGAAAAGTATGTAGACGCAGATCCATTAGGAGAATACTGGATAAAAAATACATTAGGTAGAGGTGGTTCATGGACTTATATAAATAAGAAAGTTATACTAGATAAATGTTCAAGTTCTCTGAATTAGAAAAGTCTAGTATCATTGCTATTGATACAGAGACACACGATCCTCGTTTGAAAACTCATGGACCAGGTGGATTTAGAAAAGATGGTAAGTTAGTTGGAATATCTATAGCAACTGACTCTGGTTATAATGAATATTTTCCAATTGGTCATCAAGCTGGTGGTAATTTAGATAATAATAAAGTTATTGATTTTTTAGATAAAATGCTAAAACTCAATAAAACTTACGTTTTTGCTAATGCTATTTATGACATGGAGTGGCTTTATTCACACGATAATAGACTGGCCTTTACTCGTAGTCATAGAATTTACGATGTACAAGGTATAGAGCATTTAATAGATGAAAATAAATTAAAATATTCATTAGATAGTTTAGCCAAAAGATATTTAAAAAAATCTAAATATGAAGTTGAATTAGGAAAAGCAGTTTTAGCAGAGTTTGGTAAACGTGCTAAAGTAAAAGAAAGCTTATGGAGATTACACGCAAACTTTGTATCTGAGTATGCTAAAGAAGACGCATTACTTACTTTACAAATATTTCAAAAACAACAAGAAATAATTGATAAGCAAGAAATAAGAAACATAGTTGAATTTGAATCAAGACTTATACCATTACTATTTGAAATTCGTAAGCGAGGAGTAAGAATTAATATTAATAAAGCAGAAGAACTGTATGATATGCTTGAAAAAAAACAAGTTGAAGTGCAAGAAAGACTAAATAAACTTGGAGGAGATGAAGTTAATGTATGGGCAAACGCTTCATTAAAACAAGCATATGATAAAAATAAGATTAATTATAATTACACCGCAAAAGGTATGGCGTCTTTCACTGCAAGTTGGCTTGAAAGTCAAGTGGATGATGTCTCTAAAAGTATCTTAGCAGTTAGAAAGTTAGACAAGATAAGAAATACATTTATTAAAAATATGATTCTAGAGAAAGCTGTAAGTGGTAGGATACATTGTAATTTTAATCCACATGGAACTGTTACAGGTAGATTTAGCTCTAACTATCCTAATCTACAACAAGTACCTGCAAAAGACCCTGAACTTGGTCCAATGATCAGAAGTTTATTTATACCAGAAGAAGAATCAGAATGGGTTGTATCAGATTATTCTCAACAAGAACCTAGAGTATTAGTCCACTATGCTAGTTTAAAAAATATGAAAACTGCTTTAGCTGCTAGAGATCAATTTAATAATAACGATGATACTGACTTTCATCAAATGGTAGCTGATATGGCAAATATACCTAGAAAACAAGCTAAAACTATTAACTTAGGTTTATTTTATGGAATGGGTAATAAAAAATTAGCTGCAGAATTAGGACTAGATATGGATGCTGCATATGATCTTTTTAATAAGTATCATTCTAAAGTACCGTTTGTAAAAGAATTATCTAAACAAGTATCACATGTAGCTAGTACAAGAGGTTATATAAAAACTTTATTAGGACGTAAAAGAAGGTTTGATTTATGGGAACCTAGAGATAGTTGGGGAGAAAAAGCTGTATCATTATCAGAAGCTTATGAAAAATATCCAAAACAAGAATTAAAAAGAGCAATGACTCATACAGGATTAAACGCTTTAATACAAGGAAGCTCTGCGGATATTACAAAAGCAGCAATGTTAAAAATATGGGATAGTGGTTTAATGGACGAGATTGATATTAAATTAACTATACACGATGAATTAGATTTTTCTATACCTCATACTAAACAAAAATGTTTAGACGAAGCTATACAAATGATGAAAAATGCTGTAAAACTTAACGTACCATTAAAGGTAGACGTTGAGAAAGGAGATAGCTGGGGTACAGCAAAATAAATGAATATTGGTTTTTTAGGATTAGGTAAACTAGGATTACCTGTAGCTCTTGCAATTGAAGATAAAGGACATAAAGTTATTGGTACAGATATTAATGAAACAACTTTAAGAAATATAAGATTTAAAACACTGAATTATAAAGAAAAAGGTGCTAATGATCTACTAAAAAATTCTAAATTAGAATTAAAAAATATTAGCGAAATAGTATCTGAATCTGATATAATATTTGTTCCAATTCAAACTCCTCACGAAGAAAAGTATGAAGGTATAACTAGAATACCAGAT